ATCATGCGTGCCTACGAGATCGACGATAACGGGAAGCGGCTGGTGCGCAGAGCCGTCTACTCGAGGCCGAAGGGGCGGAGGAAGAGCGAGCTGGCTGGGAGCCTGGTCTGCGCCGAAGCTCTCGGTCCGGTGCGGTTCGCCGGGTGGGACGAGCGTGGCTGGCCGGTCGGGATGCCGGTCAAAAGCCCCTTCATCCGCTGTATCAGTACCGAGGAGGGGCAAGCGACCGATAACACATACGGGAAGGTCGAGTTCATGCTCCGGGAGGGCGCGATCTCCGCGACTAAGGGGCTGGACGTCGGCCGGACCCGTACGTTCCTCCCTGACGGCGGCAAGATCCAGCCGATGTCGGCGCGAGCCAACAGCAAAGACGGCGGTCTAGAGACGTTCGTCAACGCCGACGAGACGCACCTTTATGTGTCTCCGGAGCTTCTGAGGCTCCACGAAACTGTCAGGAGGAACCTTGCGAAGCGGGCGGCGGCGGAGCCGTGGATGCTCGAGACCACGACCATGTACGCCCCGGGTGAGAACAGTGTGGCGGAGCACAGCCACCGCTACGCCGAGGCGGTCGCTGGTGGGAAGATCAACGACCTGGGCTTCCTGTTCGATCACCAGCAAGGCCCGCATGAGTTCGATTTTGACGACGACGAGCAGCTCCGGGTGGCGCTCTGCCAGGCTTACGGGGAGGCGTGGCTCTGGATGGACATCGAGAGGCTGGTTCAGGAGGCCCGTGATCCCCAGACAGACCGCGGTGACTTCCTGCGCTACTTTGTCAACCTGCCGATGGAGAAGACACAAGGGAAATGGATCCAGGACGAGGCGTGGCGCAACTGCATGTCGGGCGATCCGATCCCGGAAGGCTCACCGATCGTTGTCGGGGTCGACGCCGCCCACACCCTCGACACGTCAGCCTGCGTATGGACGTGGGTGGACGGGAGTCGACTCCGGCAGCGCTCAAGGGTCTGGAGCGCCAACGAGGCCAAGCCGCACGACACCTACGTTCCCGGTGGCAGACTTGACAACGATCTGGTGCGCGATTTCATCCTGCAGACGTTGGCAAGTCGGTATACGGTCATTGGCGTGATCGCCGATCCGCACTATTTCGACGATCAGCTGGTCGAGATCGCAGATGCCGGGCTGTTCACCCTGGAGATGCAACAGGGGTCGTCGGATATGTGGGACGCCTGGACGGAGCTTTACGCGCACATCTACGGCCCGGGACCGGCGTTGGCGGTGCCGCGGCTCGAAGACGAGGGCGGGGCGACGTTCTCGGAGCACGCCCGCAACGCGATCGGGGTCAAGACCGAGGCAGGGTGGAAAGTCAGCAAACGAACGGCCGCGGCCCCGATCGATGCAATCGCAGCCGCGGCAATGTCCGCCTGGGGAGCCTCGCACGCCGACGAGCTTCTGAACCAGGTCGGCGGAGGGATCGTCTACGCGTGACGGACCGCGACGCGATCCTCGGTGATCCTGGTGACCGGCACGTAGGTCTGTTTCGGGCCGATCTTGTCGAGCGCTTCGAGCGAGCAGATCAGCAGGTAGCATCCGCCGCTGGCCGGGGGGGTCGTCAGGTGCGGGGCTGCGTGGCCGGTCTGGTAGCCGGTGACCCGATGCGTCGCCACGGGGGAGAACGTCCCGGCGACGAGGATGGCGACAGGGGTTCCGACAGGGATCATGAGGTCTCCTTTGCTGGAAGGATGGATGCTGACCCGCCCATCAAATCACGAGCGGGCCAGCCTGTCAAGCGCTCAGTCGTTGTAGATTACCATGAGCTTGCTGCCGCAGCGGAACTCGACGGCGCCAAGCTCGCGGTCCTCGCCGGTGCCGTAATAGACGGGGCGCGGGCCGGTGTAGGTCTCGAGCAACGTGCCGTCCGCCCGCATGACGTGGATCTTGTGGAGCGCGGTCAGGACGCCGGGGCGGATGTTGAGGTCACTGGCCTCGGCCGTGAGGGCGTCGGCGGACTGGAAGAAGCGGCTGTGATGGGCGTGGAGGATCATGGCGTGTTCCTTTCAGTGGGGGAGGACATGCAGGGCGAGGTGGATGACGTGGTGGGCCTCCAGGATGACCTCAAGCTCGAGGCGGTGGAGCAGGTGGGCCAGCCGGTGCGTGATGCTGAGTTGTGGGGAGTGGAAGCTCACACCCCCATTAAATCACAGGGAAGGGAACGTGTCAAGTTTAATGTGGAAGCCGCGTAGGGTGCGCCTTCACTTCGCTGGTGACAGTCCCAGCCTCGAAGGCGTGCTCACCTCGAGGCCACCCCGCGATGGCGACGGCTTCTTCCGGCTAGAACAAGTCGTCGCCATCGTGAACGAGACGCAGGAGCAGAAGCTCGAGGGCGTCGCCTGGGTTCCAGCCAAGCGAGTGCTCTTCTGGCAGGAGGTCACATGATCCTAAAGACGCTCAGAGGGAACAAGCGGGCCGTGGGCGAGTGGGGCGACAGCTGGCGCATCCCGGAGCCTGGTGCCCAGGCGGTCAGCCAATCCGGCGTTTTCGTGGGCGAGGAGACAGCCTACGGACTTCCGGCGGTTACCAATGTCATCCGCAGCCCGTCCGAGCTTATCGCGGCCATGCCGTTCATGACGTACGAGAAGGGCACGGTACCGGCGCTCAGAGACCGGCGCGAAGACACCTGGCAGTGGGACCTCTTCCACGAGAAGCCAAACGACGAGATCGACCCGTATCAGTTCTTCTACGACGTCAACGTCTCGATCGAGGCCAGCCAGAACGCGTTCATCCAGAAGGTCAAAGCCCGGGGCGGGCAGGTGGTGGCGCTCTACGTGATCGACCCGCAGAGAGTCATGGTCACCACCGACAGTGACGGCCGGAAGGTCTTCAAGATTTACGTTTCCCCCAGTGACCAGCGGGACTTCGGCACCGACCAGATCCTTCATGTTCGGGGCTGGACACCATGTCCCGGCGGGCCGGTGGGAGTCAGCCTCATCTCGGCCTGCCGGGACGCCCTGGGGAACGCCGTCGCGGTGCAGAAGTTCGAGGGCGACTACTTCCGGAACGGCGCCGTCCCTCCGTTCTGGTTCACCGGCGCCTCGAACAAGCAGCAAGCGGCGGACATTATCGACGCCCATAACAAGAATCACCGCGGGGTGGGCAATCAGTGGCGCCCCGGGAGCCTCTGGGGAACTGCAGACGTCAAGTCGATACCGATCTCGATGGAGGATGCTGCCTATGTGGCGGAGCGGAATCTCAGCATCGAGGACGTCTGCCGGATCTGGCGTTGGCCGCGTCGTCTGATGGAGATCGGTGAACCCAGCCAGTCGGGTATCGATCTGAACGTCGCCGACGCCGAATTGCTCAAGCTCTACCTGTTGCCCCGTCTGATGCGTACCGAGAGGGCCATCAACGCCGATCCGGATGTCTACTACGGGTCGAGCCTGTTCGGGGCGTTCCTGACCGCGGCGCTCGAGCGCGGAGACGTGCGGAGTCGCTACGACGCCTACCGGTTCGCCAGGCAGGGCGGCTGGATCACTGCGAACGAGCTGCGCGAGCTTGAGAACCTCCCGCCGCATCCGGAGGGCGATCAGTTGCAGATCACGCCGGTGGGAGGTGCGCCAAACCCATCGACGGCCAAGCTCGAGGCTCTGCTCGAGCAGAACGGCGGCGCCAGCCTCGAGGACTGGCGCGAGTTGGCCGTAGCAACCATCCTGGGAGGTGGCGATGACTGAAATTGTTGGAGAACGGAGTTATCAGCACGTGTGGTCGGCGTTCAGCGCGAAGCCGTGGGCGATCCTCCCGGCGAAGCTCCATGCCATCCAAGAGGTCGTCATGCTCCGCATCATGGGGCAGAGATTCACCGACGACGAACTCGAGGAGCGCATCGGGCCGGACGTGGAACGGATCGCGGCCCGGAGAGGCCAGAAGACACCGGCTGCCCGGGCGGTGGCGGTCATCCCGGTCTACGGGACGATCATGCCGCGGGCCGGTGCATTCCAGGCGATGTCGGGCGGGACGAGCGCGGAGCAGCTGATCGAAGCGATCAACAGTGCCAAGGACGACCAGAGTGTGACAAGCATCCTGATGGATGTCGATTCGCCTGGTGGCCAGACCGACCTGATCCCGGAGGCGGCGACTGCGATCCGTAATGCCCGGGCCGAGAAACCCGTTGTCGCTGT